TAAAGAAGCAATGCCTGTAAGTAGTCCAACAGGACCAAGAAACCCCAAGATGCCCCCTCCACCTAAAGATCCTAGTATCTTATCTAATCCGAACATTCATTTCTCCTTAATTTTAAACATCTTAGCAGATGTTTCTTTAAATTACTATAGGGTCGTTACGTTGTAACTGTCACAGATCCCACTGACCCTGTACCTACATTCGTTGCGGGGTGAGGCTTGTTAGATTCTGTTATCTTAACGAAACCATCATGATTAAATATAGCTCCTACCTCTAATCCTTGATCGTGATTTTTTAAAGTAGTAAACGTCATTTCAGAAGATCGACCCTCACCAGGGTTTTGTATTTGTGTTAAATACAAAGCAAAAGATTGAACAACTTGGTTCATGTAGTCCTTGGTATATTGATCTGGTGGAGATGGGAAAAAAGGTAAAGCAAGATTTCTAGCCATTGTCCTTGATCTCCTTATAATCACCCTCAATAAAAGCTTGTGGATATTTCTTCTGTAACTGTTCTAAACGCAGAACAATGTCCTCTCTAGTTAGGTCATCAAGAGAATGAACAGTTTCTCTTCTATCTATGGTCAATCCACCCAATGCCGATCTTATTTTTTCAGCGTTGATAGATGCTGAAAACTGCCCTGCTTCTTCTGCACCTCTCGATAGCTCACTCAATCTTTTGAGTTGACCCATGATGGTAACACCATAACGCCTTTCGGTTTCTTGCCTTAATTCTTGTATATACTCTGGAACTTGTGGGTACTTAATACCACTTAATAAATGATGCGCTACTGTATTAGCAACTTTTGGTGAGAAACCTGCTTTTCTTGCACATTCTGCATTGGAATAAATACCTTCTACATAATATTTTGCAAACTCACGTTGTCTATTGGTAAGTTTTCGATCTAAGCGAGTTTCTACTTCTTTCGCTATTTTCTGTTGTTGAACAGTTTGTTTTGCCATTATCGTCTTCCATCTGGTCTTATATCTACTTTTGGAGTTCCTAGTCTCCAAGTAACTTCTTTCTCGGATGAATCTATTTTTAACGAAAAAGATCGCCCTCGCAACCTTAAATTAAGTTCTTCAGTAAATTGTTCAATGACCGAGGTCGAACCCGCCACGGATTGTGTTACGGAACCCGCTTGGTTTTGAGCAAATCCTTTACCAGGAAAGTTTTTGGTAAAGAAAGTTAAATTAGCTTTGGGAGTGCTACTAGTAGAATCTCTAAAGGTAATATCTGGTAATACTTTAGAAAGAAGCAAGAACCTATCTCCTTCTCCTATATCTATTTGACTAGATTGAATATGAGCGGATATGGCACTGGAAGGACTTGTGCTGCCATCATCAAAACCCGTTTCATGATTATATAAATGATAATCAGCCGAAGCAGCTATAGGTAAAGATTTAACACCTCTGTCCATCCAAACAGTTCTGTTCAAAGAACCAAAATACCATATTTTTTGCTCGTAATTAAAAATAACATATTTATCATTTTCTGTTGCATTAGTGGATGGATAATACCACCATATTTCTGCAAATTCAGAATTTAATCCCGCTACAACTTTTTCTATCTGTTCTGTGTTAAAATCACTAAAAACATGATCTTTTACAGTACATGGTAATCTCTGTACAGAACCGGAAAAGACATAAAACTCATTTTGACCCATCCAAAACACACTGTTTTCTACAGAAACGGCCGCCAATGGGCCCGCAACAGTAATACCTTCTGCAATAGTAGAAATACCAAAAGTAAAAGGTGGACCAATAAACTGCATAGAGTGTAAGGACACATCTGTAAAAACAAGAATTTGTTGTCTTGTTTCTATAGCCATAATTATTTCAGAACCAGAACCAACCCTAAGTTCTCCCGCAGTGTTTGTTGCTTCCGTTTTCCAATCCGTAAGACTCTCTTGATCAGCAAACCTTATTAACAAAGGATCTTGTGTACCAATGGTTGTTTCCCCATCACAACCAAAGACAATAACGTGTCTATCTATGTCTGAAACCATGATTTGTTTAGCGACAGTTGGAGCAAGAGTAGAACCCGATAGTGAATTTAATAAAACAGCTCTTGTGTTTGTTCCATTGTCCTTTCTCCAATATCCTATCTCGCCATCTCTAACGTTAATCAATAGATCTTGACCAAAATTATCGTGGCTCCATATTCTCATGGTATCTACTGTAGATACAGTTGTGTTCCAAGTTCCTGCGTTCCAAGGTCCAGCACCCCAACCAAGTGAGGTAACAGAATCATCCAATCCTACATTTACTTGATATCTACCCACGATACTTGAACCACCAGTTCCAGAATCACTAGAAGTAGAATAAACTAATGTTCCTGCACCAAAAGTTACAACACCATTTGATGTTAAACTTTTTATAGTTGTAGCAGCTGTTCTTGCATTGATATAGTAAGTATCGGCATTACCAACTTCTACCGCATTTATTTGATACTCTTGATTAAGAACATCTGTGCTACTGTCACCTGCCCCCACCATATTTCCACCTAAAGATGCTGCACCACTGATTGTAACAAAACTATTTACAGTTGCACCATGACTTGTATGAGTAACTTTTAAAGTTGAGGTTCCAACAGCTGCACCAGAACTATGACTAGCCGCCGTTGTTCCATGTACTCCTCTGGTGCAAGCCAACAAATCATTATTGGTTGTATCAATAGAATCATATTTTATTTCTTCTGATCCTATTTTTACAAATCCACTTGGAGCAAAATTAGTAGTGCTTGCCAAAGATATCGTTCTTGCGGAATCATTAATACTAGCGTTTATTGTCGTGCTTGCAGCGTTTATGGCTGAAATATCACCTGCATCTGTTGTTAATCTAAGAGGTGTAATATCAGAAAAAGTTAAACCCTCTTCAATGTAATATTTGTTACTGGTTCCTACACCTAAATATTTAGTATTGTCTAAAGCCATCCAAGCTTTTAAAGCTCTACATTTACCTAAGAAAGATTCAGTTGTGTATTTTACCCAACCACCTATTTTTTCTGGATAACCAAATCTAAACCTTATTTTATCCGAGTCAAACCAACCACCCTCATTGGAGGATGAGGTTGTTTCTCTATTAATACCTGGTTTAAATTGTAGTCTAGTTAAAGGCATACTATCCTTCTAATGTCTTAATTCTAGCTTCCAAGGCATCATTTTTATCTGAAAGTTCCTGTAAAGCTTTAACTAACATTGGCACAAATCTTTCATATTGTAAGGAATACTGTTTACCATCTCCACTTAATTTTGAAACTAGGTTAGTTTCCTCTGACATTTTATAGTTATAAGACTCTTCAATTTCAATAACATCTTGAGCCAAAAAACCTACGTCTAATTTGTTTTCTTTGTAAGTTCCATCTGGAGTAATCTTATTTAAATCAATATCATCTGCCTTAGTAAAATCAGTAGATTTGTTCGCATATTTAATTCTTTTATCCCACCTAAAAGTCACTGGTGTTAATTTATTTACAAATTCAAGACCTAAATTTAAATCATTTACGTCTGTCTTATCTCTTTTATCAGAAGCAGCTGTTATGCCAACTTGTGCATTAATTGTGGTGATATTTTCATCACCTAAATAACCTTCATTACTACCTGTAGTAACACTTCCACCAGGGCTTCCTGTTCTACCTGCTTCATAGCCTACAAAAAAATTATTACTACCTGTAGTAACTTCTCTACCTGACCATGCACCACAAGCAGAATTATATCCACCAGAAGTCATTTTTAAGCCTAAAGCTTGAAAACCAAACCCTGCATTATATGTACCAGTAAATTTAGTTTCACCAACACCATCGTTAAAATTGTTAGCTAAAGCATGATTTCCACAGGCTGTGTTATATGTGGGTGTTGTAGCAGATGCCATAGATTCCTCACCAACAGCTACATTATAAGAACCTGTTGTAACTTCTTCACCTGCCATTTTTCCTACAAAAACATTGTCTTGACCAGAAGTTGCACTAGTAAAAGCTAGATATCCTATAGCTACATTATCCCCTCCAGTACCACTACCAAAAGTTCCTTTGTGAGCAGAGTAACCTAAAGCAGTGTTTGTTGAACCTGTTGTCATACTACCACCAGACAACCCACCAACATATGTATTATATTCTCCCGTTGTATTTTGATTACCTGCAGACGAACCAAAAAAATTATTATTACTACCTGTTGTATTGTAAGCACCTGCGTTACCCCCAACAAAAGAGTTTTCATCACCTGTGTTATTTGTACTACTAGTTAGTCCTGCTCCTGCACTATGACCGATGAAACAACATCTATCTGTTGTAGTTGCATTTAAACCTGCTTGCCAACCTATTTGTGTGTTGAAAACACCTGTTGTAAGAGAAGAACCTGCTTGATATCCCATTAATGTATGACCACCATTACTGTCTACAACAGTTTTTCCTGCTTCAAAACCAATAGCTGTATTTTGATCAGATGTTGTTACACCAGTAAGAGCATCAAAACCGAAAGCTGTATTGTGATTACCAGTAGCTTGCACTGAGTCAAGAGCATTTGTACCGATTGCGGTATTTCCTGTGCCAGTTCCAACGATACCTGTTGCAGATACAGTTTGATTGTCAACGTAGGTTTTTATTGCTAAAGCTGTTGCTAAAGTGTCATGACTACTACTTACAGATGAAATATCTTGATCTACACTAGTTATGGTAGTTGTGCCATCGGTCAAAGATCCAAAAGAAATTGTACCTGTTGTTGAAATA